GTTCGGTTCGATGATCCTGTCGTCGGATCAGATGCGCCCGACCGCGGCGCGGTTGGCGCCATACGGGAACGGCTGGTCTGCCGGCGTCGGCGCGTTGGTGTGAAGCTCACCGACATCCGCGCCGGGCTCATGGCGAACCTGGCGACCGTGCAGACGGTGCGGGTGTACTCCGAGTGGCCCGACACGCCACAGTTCCCGGCCGTCTGCATCATCTCCGACGACCCCTACATCGAGCCCTACCTGACGTTCACCATGAGTCGGGTGTACCTGATCGTCGCTGTGATCGTCTCGAAGATGCCCGACGTCGCACGCGCGCAGCAGAACCTCGACCGGCTCCTGTCCTCGGATCTCCCCACTGCCGTCAGGGGCTCCGACATCAGCCTCGGCGGGGCGGCCGAGTCGGTCGTGTGGACGGGCACGTCCGGACTTAAAGAGATCACCATCCAGGGCGTCGGGTACCTCGGGCACGAGATGTCCGTCAACGTCATCGTCGACACCTAAGGGGCATAGATGGCGATCACCGCTGCCAGTCCGACCAAGATCGCCGTCGGGTCGCTCTACGCGGCGTCGGCGAACGAGATCGAGATCGGCACCGACGTCGAGACGAACGACGCGACCACGTTCGGCACCGCACCGTTCAAGGCGTACACGCCGGGGCTGATGACGGTCGTCATGGTCGTCAAGGGCTATCAGGACTTCTCGACTCTTGCTACAGACTCTTCCTCGGAACGCACTCGGGCTGTCGCCGGGACGATCGTGCCGGTGTCCGTCGCCCCGCTCGGCGCGACCGACGGCAACCTGGCTGCGTTCTCTGTCGGGCTCGTCACCCAGACCGCGCGCATCCAAGCCAAGGTCGGCGACAACCCGACGATGGCGATCGCCTTCCAGCCACGCGGCACGCCGCTCGTGGAAGGCTTCGTGTCCGACGCCGGGACCACTGACCGGACCGCGTCCTACAACGGCGTCAACGCCCAGCTAGGGGCCGTCTCGGCCACGCAGAAGGTCTACGCGAACATCCACGTGCTCGACACGACCGGCGCCGGCGGCACACCGTCGATCACGCCCCGCATCGAGTCCGACACGGTCGGGTTCCCGTCGCCGGTCACCATCGTCACCGGGTCGGCGTTGACGCCCGCCGTCGGCACCGGAGCATCGTCGACCATCAGCGTCGCCGGGCCGTTCACCGATGACTACTTCCGTGTGGCGTTCACCATCTCGGGCACGACACCGCATCTCAAGATCTTCGCCGTCGTGGGCGTCGCGAAGCTCACCGTCTAACGCAAGGGGATTGTCATGGCCATCGCTGCCCTCACCAGCTGCTACGTCTTCGTCGGTACCGGCACGACCGGTGGCACCGCGCCCGGTGGCGCGACCGCACCGACCGGATGCACGATCAACGGCACGACGGCCGACGTGTCGGCGTGGGCGTTCGAGGTGAACACCGAGGACACCGTCGACACCCAGGATGCGACCACGTTCGGCTCGGGCGGCTACAAGGCGTTCGTCCAGTCGCTGCGCTCGTCGACGGTCGAGGTCGGCTTCTTCCAGGACATCGCCGCGGCGAGCATCAACGTCTACCTCGGGCACAACGGCACGATCGGCAAGCCTGGCGACGCGACGCTCGGCACGTTCTACATCGAGGTCCGCTCGACGTCGGCGGCACGCTCCGCGACGAACCCCGGGTTCATCGCCAAGGTGATCCACCTCGGCTGCCGCGCCTATCAGGCCAAGGTCGGCGACATCCCCCTCATCGGCGTGAAGATGCAGCCGACCGGTGGGTTTGCCGAGCTCATCGCCTGATGGCGGGTCAGACGGTCGAGATCGTCGGGTTCGCCGACTTTCTCGCGGACCTTAAGAGGATGCCGGCCGACATGCAGGCCGAGCTCGTCTCAGAGCTGAAGACCGTCGCCGAGATCGTCGCTCGATCGGCAGCGAGGAAGGTTCCGACCAGGACGGGCAATGCCATCGCGTCGATCGTGTCGAAGGGTTCCACGTCCGGAGCGTCTGTCGGCGAAGGCGGCAGCTCGGCCCCTTACATGAAGTGGCTCGACTTCGGCTCGAGGACGCCCCGTACCGGCAACAGCCGCATGGAAGGCCCCTGGCGTGGCAGCGGCGCCGGCCCCAAAGGCGGTCGGTTCATCTACCCCGCCATCGTCGAGCAGTCGTCTGCCGTGAACAAGGCCATGACGCAAGCAGTCGAGAAGGCGTCGAAGAGGGCGGGTTTCCATTGACCGCGATGGCTCAGGCGTTCAAGGTCACGTTCGCCGGGGAGCCGCACACGGTCGTCTCGACGGCCGGTGACATCGTGCGGCTGTACCAGTGGGCCGGCGGCGATCCTGACGGCAACAACGCTGCCGTTCACGGCTACCTGATATGGCTGGCAGTGAAACGTACCGGCCTGTTCGACGGCGACTTCGAGGCGTTCCTCGATGTGCTCGAGGACTTCGAGGCGGCCGAAGTCCCAAAAGCCCCGTCGAAGAAACGGTCGCCCTCGTCGTCGCTCTGACTGGCGCCGACTGGCGCGGACTGATGGACATGCCGGTGACGATGCTCGCCGACGTAGTGCGGCAGCTATTGGAGGCGGAGGCGCGACGTGGCCAGCTCTGAACGTCAGCTTGTCGTCAAGATCGTCGGTGACACCAAAGGGATCTCGTCCGCCGTCAGTGAGGCCGAAGGCTCTCTCAATCGCCTGAAGGCAGGTGCGGTCGCCGTAGGTGGCGCTCTTACTGCTGCGTTCGCGGCGTCGAAGGTCGTCGACTTCATCGGGGAATCGGTACGCGCTGCCATCGAAGAAGAGAAGGCGATGGCCCTTCTCGCGCAGACGATGCGCGACACGACCGGAGCGCGTCAAGCTGACATCGATTCGATGGAAGCGTGGATCACGACGACGCAGAACGCCACGGGCATCATCGACGACAAGCTCCGCCCGGCGATGCAGATCCTTCTCAACGCCACGCACGACTCGACCGAAGCACAAACGCTGTTACAGACGGCGATGGACATTTCGACGTCCCGCGGCCTGGACCTGTCGGCTGTCGCCTTGGCGCTCGGGAAGGCCCACGACGGAAACGTCGCCAGCCTCGGCCGTCTCGGCATCGCCTACAAGGACACCGAAGGCAACGTCCTGTCGTTCACGCAGATCGTCAAGAATGCCAACACCGTGTTCGGCGGGGCAACGCAGGAAGCCGCGGACACTACGGCCGGGAAGCTCGACAAGCTCAACGGGCGATGGCAGGACATGAAAGAGAAGATCGGGACGCAGCTGCTCCCGGTTCTCAACATCTTCGTCGGCTACATCGCACAGACGTTCATCCCGAACATCGAACGGATCTGGAATGCGTTCACATCAGGCGACGGTGTCGTCAATCGTGTGATCGACATCCTCAATTCGATCAAGTGGGCGTTTCAGCACGCGATCAACGCGATCATCGACATCCTCAACGTCGGCATCGCGGCTTACAACAAGATCCCGCTTGCACCGAACATCGGCAAGATCGGCACCAGCAACATCCATGAGGGCGACATCGGCCATATCAATGTGGGCGGCGGCTCGTCTGGCGGTGGACTCGCGAACCTCGTCGATTCCGTCAAGGGTGCGTTCGCGGCTGGGGCGATTGCGAACGTCGACAACACGACCGGCACCTCCAAGGGCGGTGGCGGCGGTGGCGGCGGTGGAGGCAAGTCGGCAGCCGAGCTGAAGAAGGAAGCCGACGACAAGTTGATCGGTGAGGCGTTGCAGGCGTGGGCGAAGGCCCGCGACGACCAGCGCCAGATCGAAGACGACATGTACGAAAACGATCAGCTTTCTTTTGTTCAGTACAAAGACATCCTGACGAAGCGGCTCGCCGTCGCTGTCAAGGGGTCCGACGAGTGGACGCAGGTTCAGATCAAGCTGAACGACGTCACGAAGAAGTACCAAGATCAGCAGGTAAAGGACGCTCAGAAGAACGCCGACGACCTGAAGAAGATCTCGGATCAGCGGCTCAAGGACATGCAGGACGCGCTGAACAAGACGATGGAGATCGAGGACAACGAGTACAAGGTCGGAGCTCTCAGCGCCGACGCTTACTTGAGCATCCTGCGTGGACGTCTGGCTGGACTCGAGCAGTTCTCGAACGAGTGGACGCAGACGTTTCAGGAGATCCAGCAGGTGTCGGCCGATGCTGGCTACGGCCCCGTGTCGGCGTCGTCGCTGGGTGCGACGGCGAACCGTGTCGGCGACTCGATCGTCGGTGGTAGCGGTAGCGGCATCATGATTAGCGGCCCCGTCACGGTCGTCGCCAACGATCCTCGCCAACTGGTGCAGCAGCTACAGGCGATCGACCGCACCTATGGCGGTGTGCCGATCAACGTCCGCACCCCCGCCTAATGAGCGCGTCGTGGTTCGACAGCGTCACCATCACCGTCGAATGTGCGTTCGCGACGGCACCGTTCGCGGTCACGCCGACGTGGACGGACATCTCCGCCTACGTCCGCAACATCGACCTCACGCAAGGCGGACGGGCTACCGGACTCGACCAGTTCGCCCCCGGTTCGTTGCGGCTCGAGCTCGACAACAGCGACCGTCGCTTTGATCCGCTGTACTCGTCGGGCGCCTACTACCCGAACGTCTTGCCACGCAAGAAGATCAGGGTGCGTGCCGTCTACTCGGCGGTCACTTACGACCTTTGGTGCGGCTACGTGGACGGGTGGCCGACGACGGGCGAACCGTCGAACCGGCTGGGCATCTGCACGGTCAGCGCAACGGACGGGTTCAAGATGCTTTCCCGTAACCGGTTGCCGAACGACAGCTCTGTCGTCGGTGAGGGCGAGCGTGCCGACGTGCGCATCGGGCGGCTGCTCGACGATGCCGGATGGCCAGCCGCTGACCGCACGCTCGACACCGACAGTCCAGTGTTGGTGCGGCTCACTCAGTCTGGGCAGACGATCATGTCCGAGCTTTACCAGGCGGCAAACGGCGACCTCGGCGAGATCTTCATCACGCCCGACGGGAAGTTCGTCTACCGCGGGCATCGCTGGCAGCTCGCGAACAACCTGACCGCGTCGGCGACGTTCAGCGATCAGACGACAACGTCGTACACGGCAGTCACGATGACCTACGACGACACCGAGATCTTCAACCGTGCTCTCGGGCAGGCGTGGGTCGGCTGGCCGATCGTGCAGGTCGCCGCTGCCTACGAAGCGTCAGACGCGACGTCGATCACCGCTTACGGTGAGTCCGCCCGTGACATTGGCACCGTCGGGATCAGCAACGGCTACGTGTTGACGAACACCCTCAACTGGATTCTCGCCGCGTACAAAGACGCGACGTTGCGGGTTACCAGCATGACCGTGAACCCGAGGTCGACACCGGCGACGCTGTACCCGGTCGTGCTCGCCGCTCAGGTCGGCACCCGGTGGACGTTCGTGCGTCACCCGCAGAACGTCGGGTCGGCGATCAGTCAGGACGTGATCGTGCAGTCGGTGTCGCATCGCATCGGCCTCGATACATGGGAGTCGACGTTCTTGCTAAAGCTCGCACCGGCAACACCGGCCGGGAACCCGTACTGGCGCATGGGCGTGAGCCTGTGGAACAGCACCACCGTCTGGGCGTGACATGCCGATCTATGCGCCGCTGACAGACATCATCGGCACCCCGGCGACGGGTGTGGTCGTGCCGTCGGCGTGGGGCGACCAGGTCGACGCCAACTGTCTTCACCACTATCAGGGGACATGGTTCCGGGCTATCGGCGGGGCTACGTCGCTGGCGAATAACGCGTTCACGGTCATCCCGATGACGTCGATCGTGATCTCGCAGACGGCGACCGATGAGACGTCGGCGCTGCTGGTGGCGAACGTGGTGACTGTCCGGCGTGTCGGTCTGTGGCACATCTCTGCGTGCGTGAACTTCGCGTCCACGACTACATCGGGGATCCTCATCTCGGCGACGGACTCGACCAACACCTACGCAACCGAGGCGTTCATCGACACGACCGGCTCACATCCCGCGCACGCTGCGTCGGCCATCATCAACGTGACGACGAACCCGGCGACGTTCAATGTGTCGGCCTACCAGTCGTCGGGCGCGGCGTTCAACCTGACCGTTACCAACTTCTCGCCGCGACTGTCGGGCGTGTGGCTGGGTGAGCATCCGTGAGCTTCGTCGATCCGGCAGCCACGCAAGACCCGGCCGTCAATCTCGTCGCGATCGACACGTGGGGCGACGCGGTCAACACCTACCAGAACGACCTCCGCGGAGCGAAGGCCGGATGCCTGCTGTCAACGGTCGCGGCGACCGTCGCTGGTACGAAGACGATCATCCCGTTCGCGTCCGAGTCTTACGACGTGCAGGCGTGCCACTCGACGGTGTCGAACACGTCGCGGATCACGATCCCGACCGGCTGGGGTGGCCTGTGGATGATCGGCGCGAACCTCCGTTACACGAATAACGTCTTCACCCTGTACTTCGTGCTGAACGGCGACACGACCAACGGACTCATCTGGGCGAAGTCGTCGAACGCGTGGACGGCGGGCGACACCTCGCGGGTGTCGGTCGACACGATCTACCGGTTCACTGCCGGTGACTACGTCGAGATTGCGCTTGACGGCACCGGTGCAGGGTCGGTGTTCACCGGGGACAACTCCTACTTCTGGGCTCAGTTTTTACATGGGTGACCGATGACCGTCTCGACATACGCGGATCCGGCGGGCGTGTCGAACCCGACGTCGGGCTCGAGCGCACCGGCCACATGGTTCACGCAGCTGAACACCAACTTCCTCGCGATCCGCAACCGGCCTTCGGCGCAGATTCGTGCGTCGGCGTTGCAGTCGCTCGGGTTGAACGCGACGACGGCGATCACGATGGGCACGGTCGTGTTCGACAACAGCTCGCTGATGACGGGCACCGCGAACAAGCTGACGATCCCGACGTCGTATGCCGGCAAGTGGCTCGTCACCGTGCAGATCCGTGTCGACACGACACCGTCCGGTGGTGGGCACTACATCGAGATCGACGTCCTCAAGACGGGCGCGGCGTGGCGCGACGAGTTCATCCAGCGCAGCGCCGCGTCGGGCTCGTTGTCGACGCTGTCCGCTTCGTATATCGACACGTTCTCGGTCGCCGACACCATCTCGATGCAGGTGACGACGTCGACGAACATCTCCGCCGCGGCGACGGTCGTCACCGAGGCGTACACGTCGCTGTCCGCGTTCTGGCTTTCGGCTTAGGAGCTCCATTGGCATCAGAAGAGCAACGCG